TGGAATGTAGAGAAAGTGAGGGCATATGTAAATGCAATCTCAGGTTGAAGATACCATTCTCGCCTGCCCGGTTTGTGGAAGAACACCAGCCGTGTCTCTCAAGGGTATTGCGGGACACGGTTGTTGGGCTACCATAAAGTGCAAGCCAATTTTCGGCAGGTCGCATCTGAAAGTAGTTGAGGGAAAGGCTCTCCCAGACCGTGCGCTGAAATGTGCAATTGAAACTTGGAACAAAGCTGTTTTGGAGGATGAAGATTATGTTGATGCGTGAACTACCTTGTCTCCCGCTCATTGCAGAGCGGCATATCAACGCCGTAAAGTCTCTTGGGGTTGATTACAAATATACAGACCTTTCGCTACGGGTTTTCCCTCAAGTATGGGGCAGCACAGCTCTTGGGTTTGGCGGGATTGGAGGGCAGGCAATGACAGCGGCCTACACCACTGTTGTCGAGGACGCTTATGAGGGATTCTACAGCGTGTTCTTTGGAGAGCGCCTTGCCTACCTGATTCAAAACCCATCCGATGTTTTCTTCGAGGACATGTATAAATGTAACATGAAGCCTGTTTCTCAGGCCGGCGTTTATAAGAGAGGTGAGAAATCATGATCGTGGTTGAAACATGCCCAAAGTGCGGAGCGCCGTTGATGAACAGTGTTATTTGCACTTTACCGCCAATCTCCCGTAAGGATTGCCAGTCTTGCGGATGGAGCTGGGAAAGTAGTCCAGAGCGGATCGTCTACCACCCATTTGTACCAGAAGATGATACGGCAATAACGGAGGTTCAAAATGGAAGTAAGACCGATTGACGGCAATGAGCTGTTCGGGATTATAAAGCTGATCGATACGGACATTATCAGAGGCAGTAAGACGGCCTCCTGGCTGTTAGACCAGGTTTTATTTGATATCTCGTCTATGAAAACACTCTCAAACCGAGATGAGCCAATGAGTCCATATCCAGACGGCGATACTTCCATCATTGCCTGCCCATGCTGCGGAAGCGGTGAGTTTCTTCATAATGAAGATGGGAATGAGATGAACTTCTGCGGACAATGCGGACAAAGGATCGATTGGGAACAGCGAGAGGATGATTGACATGGATTGCTACAGCAATTGCCCATTTCGTGTAAATGAAACAAGCAACCCGCACCGCTGTGAGTGTGTGGCTTGCCAAAATCGCTGCAATGATTATTTTGTGTTCGCATCAAACAAGACGCTTACAGATCAAGAAATATCGGAACTAAAAAGAAATTACTGGAGGACATATGGACATTTACCTAACAATCATGGTGACGATCCTGGTAATTACTCAGGTGGTCAGGATTACTCAAAATACAATTCAGCTCCATAGGCAAAATATCCTTTTCAAAGAGCAGCTATCCCAGCTCAAGGATGTGACCCAAGAAGATTTTGACAAACAGAAAAAGGCGTATAGCCTTGCCATCGAATATTTTGAAAGCAAGCTAAATGAAGAAACTCAGTAACAAGCGGAGCATCATCTTCTTTTGTATAAGGCACAAGCATCCAGATTGGAGCAACAAACGAATTGCGTGTTGTACAAGATATGCCTATAGAAATCAATTGGAGGTACATAAATAATGACTGATGCTGAAACAATTGGTCGCTATATGAGTGTAAAGAAATATAAAGAAGTTGCAAGCCTTTTAATCAACGTACTAAAAGACAAAGAATCTATTGATATACAACAAGCTTTTTCTAACGCCATCAATTTTTCCCCACTATGTAAAGGGGCAATAGAGGGTGTGTTTACCTGGGCTTCAAGAATTGCTTTAGAGGAAGGAAAATTGTTGGTTGTATATCCAGAGACAGACTTAGATATATCGGTTCTTAATTGGTATAACCAAGATAATCCGACTATCACAATAACTGGAATTAGGCTTAAGCTTGCAGACCTTTCTAACTATGATTCTCCAGCAGAAATGTAAAACGGAGATAAAATGGGAATTTGCGGAAATTGTAAATACTGGGATGATAGTCAGTGGATTATGAATAAATTTGGTGAAGGATGCGGAATATGTAAACAAGATGGTCAGATAAGATTTTGTGAACATAAATGCCCATTTGCCATACAACTGGATAATAAATATAACATTGAGAGGAAACTGAATGTATGAATTAAAACCATGCCCGTTTTGTGGTGGAAAATCAATAATGTTTGATACAGGGAGTTACTGGCCGAAAATATATTACCGTGTTATTACAGTATGCAATTGTGCAATACAGGGAAGATTCTACGATACTCAGAAAGAAGTAGCGGACGCATGGAATAGGAGAGAAATGATGGATGGCGAAAATTAAAGGAGAGACCATTGAAGTTATACGTTCCAAGTGCTATAAACTTGCCGGTATCAAATGCGATGTTTGTGGGCAAATTATTAGGCCACCCGTAAAGTATTCAGACTTGTTAAATAACGAGAATAAATATTTTTCAGTCACTACCGGGCATCATGACTGGGGAATCGAAAGTATTGAAAGTATCAAGGATTATGATATTTGCCCTAACTGTATCATCGGGTTTGTAAAAGATTATCTCGGAAGTATAGAAGCTCATAGAAGCGGAGAGATCAATGTAACAACTGAACATGTACAAATTGATTCAGTGTTAAACATTGATCCAATGGCAGATGAATAGGAGTATGATTAACTAAGATGGCTCAGCTTTATAAAATGACATTGTATGTATGCGATTTGGAAGAAAACCTTTCCTTGAACGAGATCAAGAGGATTATTAAAGATGATGCTCTTGATGGTATTTCCACCAGTTGTGTTACACACTTTTCCAACGAAAAAGTTGGTGCTCATGTAGACTGGGATGACGATATCGACATCAATTATACAAATTCTACTACAGAGCAGTGGGAGAAGTATTTTGACGATAGTTCTCATCGTATTTTGTGTGACAAAGGCAAGGGCGTATGCCCAAACTGTCACCGGCTTGATAACATAGACCCGCTTGCACGATACTGTAGATATTGCGGTGCAAAACTGGCTCAGGAGGACGGCCATGAAGTTCATTAACAAAGAAGGAAATGTATTTGATACCATCAATGAAGCCGTTGGATATGTGTGCCAGGAGCAAGAAGAGTGTGGCGAATGGTGTCCTCTATATTGTAAAAAACCGATTCCTGGGTGCATAGAGTTTTATCTTGGAAATCCAATCGAAGCTGCCTCGCTAATTGGGTGTAAGGTTGCAGATGATGACTACACATTTACCGTCAAGCTTTGTGACAATGAAATTGATGACGATAACGAGCGGTTCTCTTCTCAGTGCCTTAAACAAATGGCAGAAATGTTTGTTGGGAAGTATGGTTGTATTGGGGAAACCAGAATCGCAAAAATTGTTTCAACTGAGATTGTTACAGATGAAAATAAGTGGGCGACCTTACACGAGCGTTATCAATGGTTAAAAGCAACCGTCATAATCCCAAGGTCAAATGAAACAGAGCAACTAATTGAGCAAATCGAGCATGGAGAAAAGCCAGAAATCAGCGTTGCGTGTTCTGTTAATACAAGTGCTTGCTCAATCTGCGGAAAAACAAACAGAAGTTGCACTCATAAACCAGGAGAATACTACGATGGTAAGTTGTGTTATATGACGCTATATTATCCACGAGAAGTTTTTGAATGGGCTTTCGTAGAACCTGCAAAATCAGTTGAAGAGAAAAGACTTGTTGAACACCAGGATGAAGAAACTGGTGATCTGTACTATACAGTAGAAAAGGAGACAAATATGGATAATCATATTGATGGCACCGCCGAAATGATGCGCCCTCGCATTTGTGAAGTGCTGGGGGTTGAGGTTGGGGAACGATTTGAACTTAAAAGCACCGGGATCGTTTTGCTGGTGAATGACGATGGGAAAATCCACATTTCGTTATCGCACGGAGAGCACAAGGAAACTGACCTAAATGTGAATTATCTGGTTAAGGCTATCAACGATCCAGACTGTATCATCCGAAAGCCTCACTTTGCAGAATATGAAATCGTACACGCAAAAAACCTACTCGATGTTCTCGGTGACGGTGAGCTAAAGCGTGTTGGCGACATGACTACTCTTAGAGTAGACGGAAAAATTATCTATCTGAGGAAAGGCGCGTTCCCCTCTCTAAAGCCAGAGCAATCTATCAAGCTTTCGGAACTCGCTGATTTATCGCTATGAAATTTAACATAAACAAGCTACGTCCTTGGGGATTGCGTTATCTGGTATGTGATGAATCAGGACAGGTATGGGCGCATGAAAAACCACCAGTCCGAGTCCAGCCATCCTATACTGCCGGGTATTGGCGAATTGCTGATTATTTCTTAGCTCCAGAAGTACATTTCAATTCATCAGAAAAAGAGTGGAAGAGATATAAAGACCACTGGGCAAACATAATGCACTACAGGCTAAATGGTCGGCAAATATGCACTCCCGTCTCAGATTGCCCAATCCAAATTTCATGGGAAGATGAGCCATATGATATGATCGCTCATAATTTGTTTCCCATACAAGATCTGAAAACATTTGATTAAGAGGGTTTTATTATGCTCGACAAAGCAGGTAGCCGGCGTCGAAAACTAACCAAAGATGAACGCACGGCGGTCTATAAAAAGACAAATGGGCGCTGCGCTTATTGTGGGTGTGAGCTGGCATACAAGGATATGCAGGTTGACCATGTTATCCCTATCAATGGTTGGTCAGAACAGGGAGAAGATACTCTGGATAATATGCTCCCCGCCTGTAGGAGTTGCAACCACTACAAAAGCAGATCCACTTTAGAAGGGTTCCGCAAAATGGTAGAGAATATGCCATCTGTTCTCATGCGTGACAGCGTTACATATAAAAATGCTGTTCGTTTTGGCCTGGTCACTCCTACTCCCCACCCAGTCAAATTCTATTTTGAACAGTGTAGTCATTAAAAATGATCTTCTTTTAGGAGGTAAGCGTTATGGCTAAATATAAACAGAGCCAGGATGGATATATCGTTTTTGAAGACGGTGGAGTTTGCCCGTTGTCATATGGAGCCTCCGAAAAGTGGTTTCCAACATATGATGAAGCAATTTTATATGCACTCGATGTTGTATCAAAACGAGCAGATCAGCTAAAGGAAAACATTGATTATAACTCCGTTATTATTTACGAAGGAGCGGAAGAGCTTCTTCATAAAACTCACTCGTGTCCGTGTGGAAAAGTAGTTTTCCAATGGAGTAATTATCAGAAGTAAAACGAAGGTTGATTTTATGGAAAAACATTTTACCATTATGAATGCCCTCAATTTTATAACTTGGACGCATGGTATATGAGGTTTGGATTAGGCAGAATGAACGAAATTCCCGATGATGAGCAAGTGGTGTAAAAGAATAATTTTATCAACACTCAAATGGAGGTGGATAATGAGAGTCGGAATAATTGACGCAGATTTAATCGGCAGAAAGACGCATAGATTTCCCAATCTTGCGTCAATGAAAATAAGTACGTATCACAAGAACGCCGGGCATGATGTTTCGCTTTTAATGGGTTACGACACGATTAAAGAGTACGACAAAGTTTACATCTCAAAAGCGTTTACAGATACACCTGTCCCAGAAGATATAATAAAAATGAACAATGTGATATGTGGTGGAACTGGATTTTTCTATGACAAAGCTCGTCCACTTCCAGCAGAAATCGAGCACAGCAAACCGGATTATCATTTGTACGATGATTGGGTGAACAAACAGATTCAGAG